GCCCGGCGTGCGGGAACATCGGGTGCATTCTGAATTACGACATGATCGCGAAAATGGTTCAACGTAAGTGTGGGCATTGCGGTTGCGTCGTACGGCAACCGCCCGTCGCGCCGCGGTTGTTCGCCGATCCCCAAGCGAAATAGAAGTTGACTTAGATTTTATATTTATATATTGTCCGCGCATGCGAGACATTGCCGCCACCGGGCATCCCAACACAAACCCCGACAGCACATCGCTTCCCCGCACTTCGCGCTCCGGAACAAAACAATCCATTCTCTTATTTTTTCAGGAGCGTTGAATGAGCAAACCGAAATGCCCATCTTGCGAGAGCGCCAACGTGCGCTTCACGTTGAAAAAGAAGATTTTCGTATGTAACCGATGCGGACACAGTTGGAAGAAATGAATCTTATCGAAACGGCCCGTGCCCTATCGACACGGCTCTTGCCAATCCCCCGACGTGCCAAAACAAAACACGACATCACCCGACTGCACATCGCGACACGTAGCGGATCATGCCGACGAGTAACCATCCAAAACAAAAAACAATTTCTATTCGGGCCAAGTAGAAGCAAATCAAAACAAGGAGAATCGAAACGATGTCAAAGCAGAGGTTTTACGAAATAGAAATCGAGGGGATCGCTCCGCTCATTCAGAACAATCCCCAGAAGTCCAATCAGATCCGCGATCTCGATCCCAACCCAACCCGCAGATCATCCCCCGACGATCCGCAAGAAGAGTGGCGATGTCTAGTCTACCATGTCGGCGAAAACGGAACGCTCGGGCATCCGTCAGAAGCGATGGAGATGTGTCTGCGCGAAGCCGCGAAAGAGATCAACGGGAAGGGGAAGCGCACGTTGGCGAAGCCGGTAAAACAAACGTGTTTTCTTGAAGGCGAGCACATGATTATCACGAATCGCAAAATCGTCGATTGTTCGCCGAAGCGCATGGCACCGCGCAATTCGACGGGACAGACGACGCCGTACTACGCGCCGGAATTCGCGGCCGGATGGCGGATGAAGTTTCAAATTCATCTGATGAACGATCAATCGGTTACGCCGAATCTTCTCAAACGCGTGATCGATGAAGCTGGAGAGAGAATCGGACTCGGCGTGCATCGTCCGAAGTACGGGCGATTCATGGTGGTGCGCTTCGATGAAATCGACGTGCCATTGAAGAAAGCGGCGGCATAATTTTTCCCACGAAGCGCGACATGACGAACCACGACAAACCCGGCCAAATCTATCCTTGCCGCGATCCTTCGGCACGAGTCCTAACGGCACGTACACGTGACATGCCTTGCCCTGACGCGCACGCTTCGACACCGGACAAGCACAGCCGCGACTAGACGTGGCGAACCGGAAACGTGGGGAGATGATTCCATCTCCCCCGTTTCATTTCTTGTGGTAGAAATGCGTGCGTGCCTTCTCCTTCGCAAGCGATCGTCCGCCAACTTTCCGGGTTGTCCCAGATCGCGCAACGCATCACCCGGCGCAATCCGCAAACCACCGCACCGTCGCCGTACCAGAACGGCGACATGTCCAATTATTTCGGCCCGGGCCTAGAGGTTCAACCGATCGCACCGGTTGGGACTGATCCCCGCGGTTGGCAATATTGGATCAATCAAAACATGGTGTTCACGCCGCGGCCGGATTCCGAGTTCACCGCGCAAGCGTTGCGTGCGTTGGCGACGTACCCGTTGGCGCGATCCGCAATCGAGAACTCGAAAGATGTGATCTCCAATCTACCGCGGCAGATCCGCGCGAAGAAAAAGCCGGGCGAGAAAAATTCGGACGTGGACAAGCGTTCCCGCGGCGATCAAACGCTCAAGATGTTGAACGATTTTTTCGATTGTCCGGACGGCGAACACGATTGGGCAACGTGGGCACGCGAGTGGTTGGAATATCTATACACGATCGACGCCGCATCGGTGTTCGTGCAGAAAATGAAATCCGGCCGGATCGTTGCGATGCGCATCATCGACGGCGCATTCATCACCCGGCTTGTCGATCAGTACGGTTACACGCCGCAACCACCGGATGCCGCCTATCAGCAATTGTGGAGTGGAACGCCGTCCACGGTTGGCGGAATCCCGTTCGTCGATCTCACCACGGATCAATTGATCTACCGGCCGCGGAACATCGTGCCGCGCAACACCGTTTCCAGTTTCCTGTACGGGATGTCGCCCACCGAACAGAACGCCCAAGAAATTCAGATCGGACAAGAGCGGTTGAATTTTGTTCTCGCCTATTACACGACGGGCACGATCCCCGACGCGATGCAGATCGTTCCCCCGAACGTTTCCCCGGATCAATTGGCCTCGTCGCAAAAAGCGTTGACGGCCGAAATGTCCGGGCAGCCGTTCAAACGATCCGGGTTCATCAAACTGATTCAAGGGTTCGTCGATCGCGCACAACCCGGCGCGTCAAGCGGCGATCAATTCCTTTTCCCGAAAGAGAAATTGCTTGCGGATCCATTCGACGAATTGCACATCCGGAAGATTTTCTACGCGTACGGCGCATCAACGCAGAGGATTATGAAGCAGATGAACCGCGCGTCCGCGCAAACGAATCAAGAGGCGGCCGAAGAAGAAGGGACGATGCCGTTTGCGTTGTCTCTCGCGGGGATGGTGAATTGGGCGATCGCGAAACATTTCAAACTCGGGTTCGGCGAATACGAAATGACATTCGACGCGCAGAAGGAACTGGACGTTGTGAAGCGATCGACGGCCGACAAAAACGATGTCGATGCCGGAATCATCACGCGCGATGAATCACGCACGGCCCGGGGATTGGACGAGGTGGGCGGCGACGCGGCGACGTTGATGATTACGACGGCGACGGGAACCGTGCCCGTCGATCTCGGCGATCAGGTGCAACACGCGAAAGATATGTTCGCCGCGAAACCACCACCGGCACCGATGAACGGCGGCGGCGGCGGTGTCCGCAAGTTGTGGGGACATTGCGCGGATCACGATGAATTTGCCCACGGTTGCAGCGAATGCGGATACGCGGAATTGAACCGCGTTCGTGATGAAGTCCGCAAACGCCGCACGCCGAAGATCGATCCCGGCCGTCACACGCCCGACACCCGGCAAGCGCAAGCGAAATTGGAACGCGCCGTCAGCCGGGTTTTCATGCGCCAAAAAGAAAAAGCCACGCTTGCGGCGAACCGGTTGCTAAAGAGTTGGAAAACGTTGTCCAAGGCCGGTGCGCAACACACCGCGGACGAAATCAACAACTCGCTGATCGCGGAATGGGCGTCGTTGCCGGTGGAGGCACGCGCGGCGATCGAACAAGCGGCGTTGTCTGCGGTTGCCGATTCGATGATTCAAATCGAATTGTCCGACGCCGGGTTGTTGTCCTCCGCGAACAAGATCGCCACGGAATACGCCGCCGATCGCGCGGCCGAAATGGTGGGGATGAAATACAACGCGGCCGGTGATCTCGTTGAAAACCCGAATGCGAAATGGGCGATCTCTGACACGACGCGGGATCGGTTGCGAGAGATCGTGAAAAACGCGTTTGAGGAGAAAACGCCGTTCTCGGAAGTGATCGACGACATCCGCGACGCCGATATTTTCTCGGAGTCACGCGCGGCCATGATCGCGCGAACGGAGATCTCCAACGCGCAAGTCGGATCGAACTTCACCGTGTGGAAACAATCCGGGTTGGTGAAATCCGCGAAGTGGTTGGCGCTCGGGCCGGATCCGTGCCCGATCTGTCTCGCGAACAACAACGAAGTGCGGCCGTTGGGATCCCGGTTCACATCCGGAGACGAGTATCCGACTGCACACCCGAATTGCTATTGCATCTTGCAGGCCGTGGAATTCGCAGAGTAAACTTCCGGCGCGATGGACAAGCTTCTAAAATATTTCCCCCTCGTGAAGATCGATGAAGCGGCGCACATGGTCTGGGGCGTCGTCACGTCCGAAAAACCCGATTCCGATGATGAGATCTGCGATTATCCGTTCACGAAAGGTGCAATTCAGAAATGGTCAGACGACACGTTCGCGAAAACCACGAACGCCGGACAGGATCCATCTCTCGGCAACATGCGGGTGATGCATCAATTGGAGATCGGCGGCAAGGCAATCAAAATCACGTTCGACGACGACGCGAAAAAAATCTGGGTTGGATCGGAACCGGCCGACGATGATGTTTGGCATTTATTGAAGGGCGGGTTTCTGACGGCGCATTCGATCGGCGGCGGGTACGCGTGGAAACGGAAAGAAGGGGAGTACATCCGGTTCGGCCCGACGATCACGGAAATCAGTTATGTGGACAAAGGCGCGAACCCGGACGCGTCGTTTTCGTACGTCAAAGCCGATGGTTCGATCGAAATGCGCAAGTTCGCGCAACCCGGGGATCGAGAGAAAAACCTGATCCATAAATTGCACACGCCGATGGTGACGGTGCCGCTAGAAGAACTCCGTGCCGAACTGGGCACAGGGTTAGCAAAAATCCGTGCGGTGATTGACGATTTCGTGGCACAAACGTCCGCAGTAAATGGAGCACACACGATGAATCCGGAACAAATCAAGAAAGCCGCCGCCGCGTTGGGAATGTCCGAAGAAGATTTCAAGAAACACTTTGTTTCGGCCGACGCGTTGGAGAAGGCCAAAGGCGGCATCGCCGCATTACACGGGCATCTTGAAAAGGCGATGGAAGATCACGACGCGATGGCGAAGGCGCACGCCGCGTTGGGTTCGATGCACGAAAAAAATTCCGCGCACCTCGGCAAATGCATGAAGGCATGCAAGGCCGTCATGGGTTCCGACGACAAGGAATCGGAAAAGGCGATCAAGGCGCTTCTCGCCGATCTGGTAAAAGCCGAACCGAAACCGGAACCGGCACCCGCACCGGCACCGGCACCCGGAACGCCGGAAGTATTCACCAAGGCGGATTTCGCCGCGGCCGTGCAGAAGTTGAAAGAAGATTCCGACGCCGCGATCGCGAAGGCCGTCAAGGACGCGTTGGACAAGGTGCCCGACAATCCACGCGCGGCGTTGTTCTCTGTGACGCGCGAGAACGACATCAAGAAGGCCGCGGAGGTCAACACCGCGGATCCGTTGCCGGTTTAATTCCGTTTCCCGATTATCGGTTGCACGTCTGATTTCAAGGAGAGCACGCAATGTCGAATTACGCGGGGATGAAAGCAGGCGGACAACTGCAGCCGTATGCCGGATCTCTGGGCGACACGAAAATCGCGCAGCAGTATTTGATCGCCGACAAGATTCTGAAATCGTGGTCGGACGCGAAGAAAAACGATCTGCGCAAATATAAGAAAGTTGCCGGATCTCTCAAGCGCGTGCGCGACGACATCAACGAGTTCGTGCAAACGAAGGGGTACATTTCCCAGGACGATCTGAAAAAGATCGAAACCGAATTCAACGAACGCGCGGATGCGGCGAACGATCTGATGAAGGCGCTCGTTGCCGACTACCGCGAAACGATGATGAAGGCCGGTGTTACAACGGCACTTGGCTATAATTTTTTCGACCTTCGCGGCCCGGCCTACCTGATTTATCCGGTGAACACACCGATGCGGAATTCTCTGCCACGTTGGGGGCGTGTAAACGCTGGCGTGGGCACCGCCGTCAATTGGAAATATACCTCGCTCGGGCCGGGCACATCCTACGCGGGTGCGGCCGAAGGAAAACGCGTCGCGACGGCAACATCGAACGAAAACAACGCGATCGCCACATACGCGGAACTCGGAATCGAACGGGCCGTGACGTTCACCGCAGAATTTGCTGGCGAAGGCTACACCGATAACGTCGCCGACGAACACATCCGCGGCGCTCACGAATTGTGGTTGCAAGAAGAGTCGTTGATCTGGGGCGGCAATCCGGGAACAGCAGCGGGATTGAATGGCTTTGCGTTGGGCACGGCCAACACGCCGACATGTTTGGCTGTAACCGCGTTGCCATCCGGCCCGGCCGGGCTTGTCACGGACGGCGGTACGGGTTTCTCTGGCGGGGGAACCAGCGTTTCCGTCCGCGTCGTCGAACTGGAAATGTTGGGATACCCCAACAACGCGCAGTTCGGTTATCAAGCCGCACCGAGTGTTGCATCCGGATTGACGCCAACGTTTACGCGCACGAACGCCGACAACACAACGGATCCGATCAAGGGCGGCATGGGGGCGATCTCCGCATCATCGAACGTCGCCACGGGTTCCACGTCGTATCCGTACGTTCTCGCCGATGTCGCGCCGAAGAAGGGCGCCTTTGCGTGGGCGTGGTTCGTCGATACAACCGATGCGACAACGCCATCGGCCGCGAACGCGAAACTCGTTGCGATCACCACGGTTCCGTTTATCTACCTCGCGAACGGAACGCCGAACGCGTCGTATGTCGGAACCGCAACCGGTTTGAGCTCCGACAATTCGCAACAGCCGTTGGATTTCGCCGGGATCATCGCGTGGGCCGTCAACGCCGGTGCGTTCATCAACATGTCGGATCTGACGATAAAAAATCCCGTCACCGGCGCAACGAACACCGGACTTCTGACGCCCGGCATGACGAACAGTTCCAGTTCTGTTCCGGCCGTCGCCGAAATCGAGTTGGACCTGAAAAACCAGTGGAACTCGTTCCAGACCGTCGCAGATGAAATCTGGGCGAGCGTCGATGCGAAGTTGTCGATCGCGCAAGCGTTGTTCAAGAACACGTCGGGCGTTCCGGCGTACCGCTTCGAAGTTTCGCGCGACGCGCAGGGAAACATTCTCGGTGGGTTCGTCGTGTCCGGGTACAAATCGCAATATGCGATGAAGGCCACGGGATCGGAAGAAATCCCGATCCGGATCCATCCGATGTTGCCTCCCGGAACGTTGATCTATCGTAAAACCCAGAACCCCTATCCGCATTCGCGGATCCCCGGCGTCGCCGGAATGTTCGTGCAACGTGACTACTACGGAATCGAATGGCCGATCACGACACGAAGTTGGACTTTTGGCGAATACGTGCATGAAACCTACGGCGATTACATCCCCGGTTTGCTCACCGTGCGCACGGGAATCATCGGTAGCCAATAGAAACTAGGGCGGTTGCGGAAATTGTTCCACAAGGAACAATTCTGCAACCCCGTTTCTACGGGTAAGCGCCGAACGTCCAAGCGCGGGTTGTTCAGAAAAGCCCTCGAGGGGTTTTTTGAACGTGCGAACGTGCTACGATGCGTCGGGCGATCGGAAAGCCAACATCGGGAAGGCAGAGACTGGAACCCGCTGAAAATTTGATAGGCGCTGCGGATAACGGGAGAGTTTTGGAGGACTCGATCAGTTTCTCTCCGATCGCTCTTGAAAAATGGCCGCACCAACCCCGAACCCGATTGATCTGACAACGTACACCGCCGTCAAATCGTGGGTTCAAATCGCCACGGGCAACACCTCGGACGATCAAACCATTCAGGATGCCGTCACCGCGTTTTCCGCGGACGTTCTGCGCATGACGGGCCGCGGCCCGATCGACGGCACGATCCCCACGACATCGCCGTTTGTCACGCCGGTTACCTACGATGATTTTTACGACGGATCCGGATCCATGCGCCAACCGGTTCGCAATTGGCCCGTCGTGTCCGTTTCGTTGGTGAACATTTCCGGAGAGGTGATCCCGGAATCGACATCGATTCGGGTTTGGGGTTGGGTGATCGACGCCGATCGTCGATTCATTTCCTTGCGCGGCGGATACGCGCCGGGCGTCGCCACGTTCCAGAACTATCGCTATCAGGGTGGACGGTACGGATACGGTGCCGGTGTGCAAGGCCCGGGATTCGCGGCCGGGATTCAGAATGTCGAAATCGTTTCTTCGGCCGGCTTCGCATCGGTGCCGTACGATCTGGAAATGGTTGCGCGGAAAACCGTTTCGCTCAATTATAAACGCCGATCGTGGATCGGACAGAAAACACAAGCGATGGCGCAAGGCGCCGGAACGGTGGTTTACAACGAATGGGCAATGGATCGGGCGGATGCAAACACGATCGACTATTACCGGCGACGCGTCGCTTGATGCAGTCGAACGACGTTCGCGGGTTTCTCATCCCGTGGTATTTGATCCCGTGGCATTTGCGATTCCCGGCTTTACGTGAGGATGTTTGTTCCAGATAAAAATCATCACCACGCCCGACAACATCGAACGGTTGCGCACGCGCGGCCCGGCGATCATCGACGCGTTGACGCAACGCATGAATTTGCTGATGTTCAAATTGCAATCGAAGATCGTCGGCGAAACAATCCCCGCATTCTTTCCATCCGGAGCGCCGAACATCGCGTCAACGGTTCGCGCGATCCCCGCGCAATTGGAAGGCACCGTGGTTCACGGTGAAGTTCAAGCCGGTGGGCCGCGAACAACAAAGGTGACGTTGCGCACCGGCGCAGAAGTCGATTACGCGGCCGTGCAAGAGGTGGGCATCTATCACAGTTACCAGATTTTGCCGTTCAACAAAAAGATGCTCAGTTTTCTGATCGACGGGAAACGCGTGTTCGCGAAAATGGTGACGCACCCGGGGTTGATGCAACGTCCGTACATGCGCTACGGGTTGCAAGAAATGGAAGCGGAGATCTATGCCGGTTTGAGCGAAGAAGTTTCGGCAATGCTTGCATGACGAACTGGCCGCAATTCGATCCCGAACCGATCGCCGTCGCGTTGTTCAATTTGTTGTCGTCGTCGGGCGGCACGACTCCCGGCAAATATCCGTTTCAAACATTCGATCGCCGCGGGAAACTTCCGGAGAACGTTCCATCTGCGGCGCAGCCGTATCTGGGCGTCGTCGAACTCGGCTTTTCACAGGTGGAGAATCAGGCACAGGGTTTAGAGAAATGGTTATTCCATTTCCGCGTCCTAGTCTATATTCGCGCCGATGCAACGCCCGACGCCATCCCCGCAACGGAGATCAACGCAGCCATGAAAGCGATCGTGAACATCATGCGATCGTCGCCGATCGGCGAACGTCAAACGTTGGGCGGCCTCGTCGATAATGCGTGGATCGAAGGCCAAGTTTTAATCGACACCGGAATTTTGGATCAGCAAAGTGCGTTGATGATCCCGATCGTTGTGGATTGCGGAATCTAACGGAGGAACTTAGATGCGAATTCTTTTCGGCGTGGCAAACGTTTTCGTCAATCCCACCACCGGGAACATCCCCTTGAAGCCGACGAACCAGCAGTTAATCACCTTGCAAGATTTCGCGATCGACATCGACGTGACGGTGAAAGATCTCCGCGGCCAATTTCAATTCCCGGACGACACCGCCGACGCGGATCGCAAGATCACGTGGAAGTCGGGATTCGGGCGGATGGACATCGACGCCTGGAACAACGTCGTGTTCGGTGAGGAATCCATCACGTCGGGCGGCGAAGATGTCAACGTGAACGAGCAGCACACGGTTCCCGCATCGACACCGTTCACGATCACCGTCACGAACTCCGCAAATTTCGTGAAGGATGAAGGTGCGATCTATGCCAGCGGCACCGCCGCGCAGATCGGCCAGAAGTTGCAGAACAACGGCCTGTCCTCACCGTCCACCGGGCAATACATCAATTCGGTTGGCGGCGTTTACACGTTCGCCGCGGCCGACGCCGGCTTGGTCGTGAACATTTCCTACATTTCGACGGTGACATCCGGACGCGGTTTGCTCGTCAGCAACCACACGCAGGGTTGGGGGCCGGGACTCGAAATCTACGCCGCGAACCCCTATCAGGAATTCACGGCCGGGATCCCGAACTACGTCCATCTGTACGCGTGCAAGGTGACGAAAACCGGCATGCCGTTGAAACGCGCCGACTACATGATTACGACGCTGGAAGGAGAGGCGTACGCCGACTCGTCCGGGCGTGTTGCTTATTTCTACGAAGATTGATACGATCGCCGCGTTTTTGGGATGGCGCAATTCTAATCCAAAAAAGCGAACGCAGTGGCAGAGGCATAGACGGATCCGGCAATCCCGCGGATGAACGGATCCTGAAACGATGGACGCCGCGAAGTTCATCGAACATCGAGTCTGCGACGCGGGTGCCGTTCTCTGAAACACACGATGAGCACTAGAAGTCTTTCGGTGGATCGCGACGCGGCGGATCCACCGGAAGCAACCCCGAATCCCCCATCATTTCAGTAGGACGGCCTCCACGGGCCGGAAAAATCCAACCAACAAATTGTGAGGAAAAGATATGGCTGTGCGCATCGTCGATTTTGTTATGGACGGCGTGAACGAAAAACTCGCGTCGATGACATGGAAACAGGCGGAAAAATTCGTCGAAGAGGGCCGCGAGTTGTTGAAAAACAAGGAAACCCCGGAAGATGTTTGGCTCGATCGCTTGGTGCGCGTCGTGGCCGAATCCATGAATCGTGCCGGAAAAGAGATCTCCATCGACGAATTGAAAGATCAATTCGACATCCCCATGTTGAATGAAATGAATTACAAAATTCTGGTGATCTCCGGGTTGCGATCTCCGAAGGCGATCTCTGGCGGCGGTGCGGCGGGGGAATCTGGGACGGCACCGGCACCTTTAGCGAACTCCGCTGCCGTCTGATAACAGAAACGGGCTGGACGCGTGACGCGATCGATGAAATGGATTTCGCCGACGCGGTGGATCTGTTCAATTATTGGGCGGACAACCCGACGATCACGATGATGGTTCGCGGGTATCTGGGGATCGACGAATCGAAGCCGATCAACACGTCGGATCCGATGGCCGTCGCCGCGGCGATGAAAGCGGTGGGGATCAAAGGACGCGCGGAGAAATTAGATAGAGCGCCGCCGAAAGATCGGCAACGTTTTCTCGCTCTCAAAAAGCAATTGGAGGAATCGCGTGGAAGAAAGAATTAAAAACCTGTACGGAACGCACCAATTCCCCGTCGATTCAGTCGTTCAAAACGTCGATCAGATACTCCCAGAGGTTCGCCGGCTCGACGCGTATCAATTCAGCGGCTACGATTCGCCGAACGTTTCGTTTGGGATGGATCCCAAGAAGTGCGCCGACGTGTTGCGTGCGATCGCCGAGCGCGTCGAATCCGGGGAATACATCCTGCAGTCGGGCGGCGTGTTCACCTACGCGCAGCGCGACGAATATCACATGACGGTTGTGAACGTGAAATTTCACGCGAAAAAGGTTTCCGTAGATGGCTGATTCAAACATTCTGCGCGTCGGTGCAGAGTTCGACGTAAGCGCAATCATCGATGGAACGGCGCAAGCCGTCGCGTCGATCGATGAATTACAGAACTCTCTCGCGCAGATCGCCGCCAACGCCGAAGCGGTTGACGACAAATTAACCGAGAACGCCGCGCGTTTCATGGCGTCGGGATTGTCCGCGCAAGATGCAACCCAGAATCTAATCCGGTTCGGGTACGGAGAAAAAGAAGCGGAAGCGGCCGTGAAAGCCATCACGGATGCGTTGGCCGCGCAATCATCCGCACAGGCCGCGCAATCGGCATCGACGCAACAATCCTCGACGGCGACATCGACGCAAACCGCAACCATCAAAACCAACATTGCGACATTGCAGCAACGCGCCGCCGCGCAGACGACGACGGCAACGGCGCAAACCGCGGCGAACGCCACGACGACGGCGGCAACGGCGGCAACGCATTTGAACAACGTCGCGACGGCGCAACAAGTCACCGTGTCCGGAAACGCCGCCGCGCAGATCGCCGCATTGCAACAACAAGTCGCCGCGTTGACGGCCCGGGTTACTCAATTGGCGCAACAACTCGCGAACGCGCGTTCGGGGTTGGGCGGCATGGGTTCTGCCAGTGCCGCGGCACGCGCTGAAATGGGGGCGTTGACGGATTCGACGGGGATGGCGTTGGGCGGGATGGCACGGATGGCGGCGCAATCGAAGATCCTCGCGCCGTTGATCGCCGCGGCGTTCCCGGTTTTCGCGATTCTGATTTTCATCGAAGTGTTGGACACCGCAATCAAGAAGCTAGAGGAATGGGCGGATGCGGCGCGGAAATCCGCCGACGAACAAGCGGCGTTTGAACGTTCGATGATGAAATCCGGCGAAGCCGCGAACCAGGCGAAAGAACGGCTCGTCGGGTTGTCGTCCGCGTCGGGTGAACTGGCGCAGAAAGTGGAGGATTCCGGATCTAAGGTTTTGGATCTCTCCGAATCCGTGAAGAAGTTGAACGAGCGGCAAGCGGACACGGATGGATTTTTCAAAACGTTCAAACAAGGCGCCGGGGATCTGTTCACCGTCGTCGGCGAATCCGTTGGCGCGTTGGACAAGAGCGAACGATCGTTGAAGGAATGGAACAGCCGGATCGCGGAAGGTTACAAACAAAACAAGGATCTCGCGTCGGCCGTTTTGCAGGTTAAGGAATCGATCAGAGAACTGGAAGCAACCCGCATGGCGATCACGGCCGAAGAGGACAACACGGCCGATCTGAAAAAATATGATACGTGGATCACGAACCAGCGATCGTTTTTGAAATCCTTGGAGGGGGATCTCTCCGCATCGCAAACGTCGCTGCGCACGATGCAGATCGAATCAGATCAGAAAACGCTGGAAGAGCACGAAAAGATTATGAAGGCGCGTGCGTCGTTCGACGAAGCCGATGCGCGTTCACAATTGCGTGCCCACGCCGTCACGTTTGAACAGGAACGCACGTTGATGTTGTCGGCGGAATCGGAACGATCCCGGGCCGAAGAATCGATCATCACATCGCGGATCGCGTTGATCCAAACGGAAGCGCGGGAAAAGATCATTTCGCAAGAAGTCGCCAACGCGTCGATCCGGGAATTAACCGACGAACGCACCGTGATCGAAGTCAACGCGGCGACGAAGCGCATGGAGATCAACCGCACCACCGACGACGACATCTTGCGTCGGGATGTTGAAACCGGCGACGCGCGGATCGAATCGACGCACAAGGTGACGGAGGCGATCAACAAATTAGAGGAGCAACGCGCGAAACGATCGTTCCAAGATGCCGACACCGTTCACGAGGTGGAATCCGCGTCCGTGTCGATGGTCAAGGCATCGACGGCCAGCTATCAGGAACAGATTCGCACGTTGCAACAACGCGCGGCGCTCATGGAATCCACGCTGAAAATCAATCAAGGCGGGGTTATCAAACAAGCGGTTACGGCCGATCTGGGATCCGACGATTTCACGAAACAAGTCGAACAGATCAAAAACCTAGATGAACAGAAATACCGGCAATTGCTCGCGTTCGATCAACAGGTGCGGGAATTGCAGATCAAGGAAGTGAACGATTCCGAAGCGTCAGAGAAAGAGAAATCCGACAAGATCAAACGGATCCGGACGCAGGAATTGAACGATCAGATCTCCATGATGAACGCCCGGATCGAGGTGGAAAATACGTCGTACTCGGAATCCACCGCAAAGCTCGATGCGCAACTCGCCCGGAACAAGGGTTTGTGGTCATCGTATTACGATTCAATCGCCGCACTCGCGAACAAGAGTTACACCGCGCAGATCGAAATCCTCACGAAAGAAGCGTCGGAAACACGCGCGGCCGTCGAAGCGAAAACGATCACGGAGGAACAGGGATCCAAACGGTTGACGGAAATCTATGATCGCGAAGAAAAAGCCTACAACGAAATGCAGAAGCGGGAAGTGGAGGCCGCGAAACGCGCCGTCACCGAAGAAGAAAACGAAATCAAATCCGTCACCGAGAAGATCTCGCAGGATTTTGTCCAATCATTCAATTCGGTGATCGAAGGCCACAAACGCGTCGGGCAGGCGGCGCTGGAACTGGCCGGGAAAATCGAATTGTCGCTGATCGATCGCGGGATCAAAACCGTCGTACAGAAATACACGGAAAACCTTTTGAAAATCGTGGCCGAACATTCGTCGATGTTGGCGAAGGTTCTGGGGATCCACGTGGCCGGTGCGAACGCGCAATCCGCGGTGGACGCGAAGCAGGCGCTGCAAAAAGAAACGTTCGACATCACCGAAGAAGAAAAACAACGCGCCGCCAACGCTGCGCAATTGGCCGATTATCAGGCGACGCAGTTGGGCGAAACGGCTTCGCACACCGCGGCGATAACGGCACAATCCGCCGACGATGCGGCCAAAGTTCTAAAGTCCGTTGCGGCCAACGACACGATCATCACGTCGGACGCCGGGTTAGCCGGTGCTGCGGCATTCGCATCCGTCATGGAAGCGTTGCCGTTTCCGGAGAACGTCGCGACGGCACCGGAAGTTACGGCCGCGACGATCGGAGCCGTCCTCGCGAATCTGTCAATCGGATCGGCCGAACGTGGCGCGATGTTGGATCGCGACATGATGGTTGCGGCGCACGCCGGGGAAATGATTCTGCCATCGAACATCGCCGGTGCGGTGAAGGGTGCCGTACCCGCGATCAACACGTTCAACCGATCGGTGACGAACTCGGCGGCGTCGTCCTCGAGCGTCGTTCAAAAATCCATGACGAACCACATTCACATCAACATTCCCCCGGGCGGCGGCGGCGGCGGAATCGATCACGACGCGATCATTGCATCCGTGATGCGGGGGATCCGAATGGGCGCTTTGAAGTTGGACGCATCGTGAGCGGCGCAGTTTTCCCGACAATCCGCGGACTGACGTGGAACGTGATGGCGACGCCGGAATTTTCGACGATCGTGCAGGAGTCGCCGTCCGGTGCAACGTTGCGGATCGCGCAACGCACGAATCCGTTGTGGCATTTCGTTCTGGTTTACGACTACCTGAAAGACAACCCCAACGACGTTCCACCGGGCACCGGGCAGGCGCCGTACACGGACCTCGAAACGCTTCTCGATTTCTATAATGCCCGGTACGGCGCGTTCGACGATTTCTTGCTGGATTGTTCGATTCTCGGGTTGGGATCGGAATGGTACTCGGTGATCGATCAGTCGCAAATTCTTGTTCCCGCAACGATCACCACCGACACGACGTTCACGCAATGGTTCACGCCGATCCAACGTTCGGCCGGTGGGCAATTCGCAGAGGACATCACCGACATCAACCCCAACGGGCCGGTTACGGTGATGGTGAACGGAATCGCCGCGCAAACCTCGCGCGATTATTTCATCCTTGGCCGCGGACTAACCGGCAACACGCCCACCGGATCCGGGTTTTCCTACGCGGGGTTGTATCTCTATTGGCAGCCGTGGCAGAAATCGTTCCCGTACACGTTGGGCACGATGTTCATCGATCCGGCCGGGCATCTACAGATCGTCACCACGGCCGGGGGAAATTCCGGAACGACGATTCCCACGTTCGATGATTCCGGATCGACGACAACGGACGGCGGCACGACGTGGACGGACAACGGGCTTGCGGCCGTTCGCGCGACATTCGATTTCTATCTGCGCATGCGTTTCGAGGAGGATACCCAAGACTTTGAAGCATTCATGGGCTTGTTGTGGACGATCGGCGGCGGGAGCTCGAAAAGCGGATCCGGGCAATTGAAAATGGTTTCATCGCGCAGCGGCCCTCCGGGACTTGCAACGGGATCGGCCGGCTCGACGCCGATCACCGGGCCGGGCGGCCCGACGTTGGCCGCGGGAACCGCATTCGCGGTGTTGTTGCCGAACACGTTTTCCGGGCCGGAATCGTGGCCGGGCGGTTTCGGATGCACTCCATTTCCACAAACCGCAGGCGCGGCCGGTACGGGATGGTCATCCCTCGGGGGCGTCGAAGTGCACAAGGGGCCGATCTCTCGCGCGTTGTCGGATAACCCGGTTCAATACATCGGCAGTTACGCGCTACCGCCCGGCATTGGCCCGTCGCAAGTCACGAAAGTTTGGGCGGTTGCGTCCGGGCAATTTTCTGAGTCGGACATCTGCGGGGAAGTTCCGTGCGGGTTCGGTGCAACCGGTTGTTGGACGCCGGGCGATCAGGCGATTCTGCTATGCATGGTATCGACGCCGCGCACGCCGGTTTTGTTGCACCTCCAACATCTGATTTATGGCGGGATCATTTTTTCGCCGGGAACTGGTGCCGTGCAATCCCCACCGGATCCGAACATCGATTATTTCAACACGTCGGATCCGTTCATCGGCACATCGACGATGCTTCTTTCGCCGACATCGACCTACTCAAACCCGGCGGATCTGGCGGCCGATCTTCCCCAAGTGTTGTTTTATGCCTCTCTCGCGCAAACCACGAACCAGTTGTGCGACGCCGATTTCGGCGGAACCATGATTATCGTGATCGAGTACACGCTGCCATGAGGACATTCATCGCCGGGGATGGAACGGATTCGACATCGCGCGTGAACGCGTTGCTGGCCGCGGGATCGGAATTTCGTTTCGCCGATCTGTACGCCATCGGCGCGAATGAAGATCCGCAAACGTTGTGGTTCACCGATTGGGACGGGCCGTTGACGTGGCCCGTGTATTCGGACAGGCCGTTTTCGCCGGTGGTGGTGGAACGTGGCGGGGTTAGATCCGAAGTGGGCTTGAAAGTTCAATCGATCGATGTCACATGGTCACCAAAACTCGCGCCATTCATTTCCGGCACGTCGTTCGCGAATCCGTACCTCCAAGCGCAGAACGGATTTTTTGACAGCAGGATTTTCCGTTTGTGGCGCACGGTGATGCCGTCGCCCGGCGACGCGTACAGTCTGGGCGCTTGCCAGTATTTCGGTGGGCGGATCGCGGAAATAGAAACCAGCCGCGGGAAAATCAAATTCACCGTCAATTGTTTCCTCGATGTGGTGAACCAGAAAGTTCCGCCGAACACGATCGAATTGTCGAACACGTTGGCACAATACGCCGGGAACGTTCCGGTTCTCGTCGAAGGAGAAACCGCGATTCCGACGTTCACCGTGCAAGATCCATCATCGACGACGATCATCATGGGCGACTGCATCGGGCCGACTGCGCACAAAATCTATGGAACGAACAACCTGCGCAAAGGTTTCATGGTTTTCCTGCCCGGATCCACGCTGGCCGGGTACTGGTCAGTGATCGGCGCGAATGCAAATTTCAACGCTGGCGGCGGGATCCATTACAACCAAATTCAGGTGTACTCGCCATTCCCGGAAGCGCCGGTTGTCGGCGACACGTTCTATATTTCGACGCAATTTCCGGTGGATCTCGCGACGGCAACCGCGGCCGGTGCCGCGTATTTCGGGTTCCCGTACGTTCCGGATCCGGCAACCGCAATTTGATGGTGACGATCCGGAAGAAGCATTGAACGAAATGCCCGGAGAGGTCATCTCCGGATTGGAGGCGGATTCAAGAAATGTTGGGAGAAGGCATCGACGATCGGACGGTGATGGCGCGGCTTGCGGTGATCTCCGAAGCGCGATCGTGGGTCGGCACGCCGTACCACAAAAACGGACGAACGAAAAAGGTGGGGGCGGATTGCGCTACGTTGATTTTTTGTGTGTATTGCAACACGGGTTTGATTTCGTCCGAGGAGGGCGGGATTTTCTCGGATCCATCGATTGTGCCGCGATCGCACGACTGGTGGCAGCACACGTCAGAAGAAAAATACATGCTGCGCGTGTTGCGCCACGCGTTGAAAGCCGTGGAGGGCATTTCCTACCCGTCGTTGAAAGCGTTGCCGGGAAACATCGCGCTTGTGAAACCGTGGAACCGCGAAGGAACCACGGAACGGAAATTATTCAATCACGCGGGGATCGTCGTGAAATGGCCGATCGTGATCCATTCGATCGGAACGCAGGGCGTGGAACAGTGCAACGCAACATCGCATCGGTTGTGGGCAAATAAAACCGTGGCCGTGTTTGATCCGTTTGAAAAAGCGGTTGCGGAAGGACGGTTGACATGATCGGCGGAAAAGTTTCTGCGCAACAAAAGCCAACGGCACTTGGAACCATGCTGCAGGCATCGACGTACGGCATGACGATTCCGAACGTATACGGCACAACGCAAGTTCCGCTTCTCGTTTTCTGGGCGGCGGATCTGCGCAAAGGCAAGTGCCACGGAAAGAGCGGGGGCGGATCTAGCTAATGAGCGGCGGCGGATCTCTCGGCGGATCATTCGGATCGCAACCGACGTACATCGAGAACATCGATTTCCTCATCGGTGCGAACCCGATCGAATGCGTTTTGCAGATCTGGGAAAGTTCCCAGATTTTCAAATTGGATTATCCGGCCGCGCAACGATCCGTAGCGGGGATCACTACCGGGTTGGTCACCATCACCGATCCACATTTCTATGCCGTTCTCGCGGTGACGGCCGAAATCGCCTTGTCGGGAACGTTCGACGATTTCGGAGCGCCCGGTGCGGTGCCGTATTCGGGCACGTACGAACTGCCGTTGTGGAACGCCGCGCAACCCGGCCCGGATCTAATCAATCCGTCCTATATCCGTTTCCCCTGCTACAAATGGAATTTCCTCACCGATGGCAACGTCGTCGATTGCTCCAATTTGTTGACGCGCACCGGGCGGCCTGCCGGGTTCAACGGATTCGTGAACATCTATTACGCCGCAACGTCGGCGCAACACGGGCACAAAACCCCGCTGCAAGAACTGTGCTTGGAGTTTGAATCTTCGGCCGGAAACAACGCCGCGGTTTACGTTCCGATCCCCGGGCAACAAATCACCTATTCGATGTATGCCGGGATCGGTTCATCGGAAATCGATCTGGGATCATCCCCGGCGATCCCCGTCGTTCTGCCAGAAGTGAAGGGAAGTTTTGCGTTGTTCCCACCGCGCGGTGACGCCCATTTCCCGGACATGATCGAGGACATCATCAAATCCGGGCAACGCCAAGCCGACGCCGCGATCAGTCAGATTCAACGCGGGTTGAACTGCAACGAAATGCCCGGGCCGATCCAATCAAACATGTATATCGCGCTCGGTGGGCGGCCGGTGGTTCTGCCCTGCCGTTCGCCGAATTTCGTGGGCGACGCGTTGATCGCGTTCGGTTGCTTCCAATACAACGCCGGTGCGGGTGCGTCGATCGGCGACACGGCCGGAAACGCGTGGACGCCGATTCACGCCGCGGACAACGCCGGTGCGTGGTATGCAACGGCCGTGGCTGCGAATCCGGGAACCGAAATCACGATCGGCGACAACGGCGACGCGGTTGATGGTGCCGGTTTCGTTCTCGAATTGGATCAAGGAACCACGGCGTTTGACAATTCAAACGTCGCCACGGGAACCGGCGCGGAACTAGAAATCGACATCGACATCACGGTTTCGGGAACGCCGACGTTCATCGTGGGCTTTGCGTTCGCTTCGCCGGTTTCCGGATTGGACAATCCAATCACGGACATCCCGGCACCGTGGACGCAAATGTTTCTCGCGTCTGATTTTTACGAAAACGCGGTTGTGTTTTATCGCGTCGTGTCGAACCCCGGAACGTATTCGATCTCCATTCCGAAAGATGTCTCGCAGCCGTGGTGGGCCGTGTTGATGGCATTCAAGGCGCCGCAACCGGTGCCCTACCCCGTGGCGCTGGGAAAGATCGTTGACGACGACACGATGAACGTCGTGCGTGCGCAATGTCAGGCAACCGGATTGATGGGATCTCTCAACATGAATGCGCAGCAGGACGCGGGGACGTGGCTAGAGCAGATCTATCAATGCGCGAATGCGGATCCGTTGTGGTCTGGGTTTGTTTTGAAATCGATTGCGCGATCGGAAGTTTCCGCCGTGGGCGGCGGCGTGGTTTACACCGCACCAACCGCGGCCGGGCCGGTTGCCGTTCTGACGGAGGACGATTTCATCGGCGATCGCAGTCAACCGCTCGTCACCGTGAAACGAAAGGCGCAGGTCAACGCGTACAACATCATTCAAGCGCAATATTTCGATCGAGACGACGACTACCATCCGTCCACCGCGGCCGAACCGTTGGCGGGTGCGTCGGCGTTGTTCGGGCCGCGGAAAAAGAGTCCGGACAATCTGCCGATGATTCAATCGCCGCTCGTCGCGCGGAAGATCCTCACGGTTGCCGGGAACCGGTATTCGATGCTGCGCAACGTCTATGCGTGGAAGGCCAAGGCGAAATGGTTGAATCTGGAAGCACGCGATCTCGTCGAAATCACGGAAAGCAAAATCGGGATTTTCGATCTGGCCGTGCGGTTGACGAAGATCACCGAAAACAACGATGCCTCGCTTTCGATGGAAGCGGAGGATTTCGTTTACGGATGCAACGATCCCAACCCGATCGACATCGCGACGGTGCAAGATTCGACGAACCCGAATTTCGGCGGCGATCCCGGAACCGTCAACGTTCCAATCATTTTTGAACCACCGCCGCGGTTGTTGTCGCAGCAAAATCAAGCGCAGATCTGGGCCGTCGTTTCCGGTGCCAGTCCGAATTATGGCGGTTGCGTCGCGTTCGTTTCAACGGATGGCGGCGCGTCGTATCCCACGATGCTCGGCGCGATCGGCGGCAACGCCGCGCAAGGTTTCACCGTGGGGGATTGGCCTGCAGCCGCGGATCCGGACACGACAAACGATCTGTCCGTCGATCTGACGGAATCGTTGGGCACGTTGCAAACGTTCGATCCGGCCGAACGCGATGCATTCTTTCAATCGTTGTGCTACGTCGGCGGCGGCGGGGATCCGTGCATCCCGTACGAATTGATGGCCTACGACATCGCGAATCTGACGGGTGCGAATCTATACACGCTACCGGCAACGGGCGGCGGCACGAACGAATTGCGGCGATCGGTTTTCGGTGCTCCGCTTGTCGGCGTGGGCGTCGATCATCCCAACGGATCCGATTTCGCCTACCTCGATCCCGGTGGTTCCGGAATCCTAAAAATAAACATGGATCCGGTGTGGATCGGCAAAACCTTGTATTTCAAATTCCTTGCGGTGAACACGTTTTTCTCCAATCAGCAGGATCTATCCGACGCGACGCCGTACGCGTTCACGCCCACGGGGTGCCCCACGGGAACACAGAACCCGAACAACAATTACGTCAACACGCCCACGGTTGATCTGTCCGAAACCACGACGACAAACGTTCACATGGTTCAAACCTCGGTTCAATTCCCGTCGAACAAGGTGAATTACAACGCGCGGGATTTCGCGATCGCGGATCCCGGGGGAACCCCGGCCGTGTACTACGTGACGATTCAAGACACCGCGCAAGTCGGCGACACCGGCGCGTTGACGAATCTGCCGTCGTTCTGCGAATTGACGACGGACAAGGTTGGCGTGCCCGGCTATACATACATGGGATTCATCCAAGTGACGAACCCGACTTCGGATCCGCGCGATGTCGCCGGGCCGGGCGGTTGGCCGCCGCCGCAAACGTTTATCGTGAGTCCGTAAAATGACGCTCGTTCCATCGATCATCCGGTTGAATTCGATCCTTCCCGCGGCGCCTGCCGGGTACATCAACGTGCGGCCACAACACGACGGGAATTTCCCGATCGACGACACGACGTTCTATGTGCCGAATCTGGGTTTTGTTGACGCGCGAACCACCATCACCGAAACGATCCGGGATGCGTCGTACGGAAAGCTAGTCACGTTCACGAACGCCGCGGCGATCGCCGTGACTCTCGATTCCAACGTGTTAGATACACCGGCCGGTTTCATGTGCTTCGCGCTTGTTGCCGGTGCGGGTACGGCCACATTTACGCCGTCGTCCGGAACGATCAACGGCCTCGCGTCGATCCCGTTGGCGCAAGGCGAAGGCGGGATTTTCTTTTTCGACGGCACCAACTGGGAAGTCGCGACGATGATCGGCACAACCGTCGTGATCCCCGTCACGGAAGGCGGAACCGGTAGAAGTACCCTCACTGCGCATGCCGTCCTTGTGGGCGAAGGCACGTCGCCGATCGGCATGGTTGGGCCGGGAACGGCCAATTGGCCGCTGCTAGGGGCCGGTGGTGCGGCGGATCCGGCATTCTCGCAACCCCGCGGCAATACCGCCGTCGCGCAGTTCGCCGATTCGACGACGAACCCCACAACCGGAGATCTCGCGAAGTTCGACGCCAACGGCAACGTCGCCGACGCCGGGATCCTCGCAAGTGCCGTAGTTTCAACCGGCGTGACATTAACGGCCGATCTGCCGGTGTTCGGCGCTGGCGGCAACGCCGTCAAAGTTGGAACAAAAAGCGGAAATACGGACGAAGTTGCAACCGTCACCGGATCGTTGACATCCGGAAACCTTGTCGAATCTGACGCTTCCGGAAACATCGTCGATGCGGGTGTCGCGCCGGGTGCGTTGGCGACGAAAGCCGCGATTCAAGCGGAATCGTACACGTATTGGCCCGACACCGGCGCGGCCAACGCGTACGTCATCACGCCGTCGCCTGCAGTCTCGTCGTACACGGCCGGGCAGGGTTGGCTCGTCAAAATTTCCGCGGCGAACACCGCCGCATCGACAATCAACGTTTCCGCACTTGGAACGAAAGCAATTAAAAAATGGTCGTCCGGATCTCTCGTCGATCTCGCGTTGGGCGATTTCTCCATCGGCCAGATCGTCTATCTGAAATATGACGGCACGTTGTTCCAAGTCGTCGCCGGTCTTTCTGCGAGCGGCGGATCGACGGTGCCGACACCGGTTCCGGAAGAAGTTGTGGCCTTCACAGGCACGGGTGGAACTCTCGCGAACACGCCTAGCGCGGTGATCGGATATACGTTCGTGAAGTTGTTTCGTGACGGCCAGAGATTGCTTTCCGGTGGGGGAAACGATTACACATTTTCGGGAACGGCGATCACGCTCGCGACGGCATCGCCCGGATCGACGTTCATCGCCGACTATTACAAGTGAGGTGCAACCCATGAAGAAATTTTTCGGTGGAGTCCTAGCAGTTCTGACGATGTTGGCCTTGTTGGGCGCGGCTTCGATCATCATGCCGATCGGCGGCGGCACCGGGCTTTCGTCGCCAACCGCGAATCAGATCATGTATACGAACGGCGCGGCGGCGTTTGGTTTGATCTCCGGAACCACCGGGCAATGCGTCGAATTCGTCACATCCTCGCCGCCGATCTCCACAACATGCCCGATCTCTGGCGGCACGACGGGCGGCGGGTTTGCGTGGAGCGGATCGCAAACGGACTCGGCAATCACCGCGGACGGATCGACGACGATCCGATGTTTGGGCGTGGCGGGAACGCATTTCACGATCGCGAGTTCGTACTTGATGGTGACGGATTGCAACGCGACAACGTTCGTGGTCAACGACGGCGTGACGATCTTCACGGTGGGGCATCGTATTTTCGCATCAACGTCGATCACTGTCGGCGGCGGATCCAGCGGCACGATTCGCAACAACGGACAACTCGCGGCAACCGGTGGAAACGCGTCCGGTGCTACGGCCGGCTCCGCTGGCGGGGCCGGTGCGATGGATCAATCTGCTTGGGGCGGCCTGCCAACCGGTTGTTTATGGTCTGGGCTTGCAACTTGTGGCACGAGCGTTCCCGCAGGCGTGATCGGAATCACGGCGACGACGGGCAACGGTGGACAGGGAACGACTAGTATCGGTAATGGCGTGGCGACGGGCGACATCTGTAGCGCGAGCACAACCGGCGTGAACGGCACGCAAGGTGGTAGCGGCGGAAACGCTGGCGGCGGTGTTCATTCGGGCGGTGGCGGTGGAACCGTTCACGCGCAAGCATCTTGCACGACGAACAATCCCGCGGCATACGCGCAGTTAAGTTTGCCGTTTGCGCTCACGTGGATCGGGATGACGGGCGGCAATAACAACACGATGGGATACATCCCGACGAACGTGGGTTCGTCGTCGGGCGGCGCTGGCGGCGGCGACAACACAAGCGCCGGTGGTGGATCTGGCGGAAGCGGCGGAAACGGTGGTAATGGAAACCTTGTGATCCTCAGTTCACCAACGATCACCGTCAACACCGGCGCGGTGATTTCATCGGATGGCGCGAACGGGGGAAACGGCGGCAACGGCGCGAACGGTGTCGGCGGAAATGCTGGCGGCGGTGGTGCGGGTGCCGGTGGGCAAGGCGGCAACGGCGGCGTGATCGTTCTCGTTTACCACGCGTTGACGAACGGCGGATCGATTCACGCGAGCGCCGGAACGCACGGCAATCATGGAACGCACGGCAACGGGGCAGGCACCGGATCTGCTGGAACGGATGGAAACAACGGCAACGATGGACTCGCCGGATTGGTTTTGCAGATTCCGCAGTAGAAATTTTGCGATCTGTTCTATTGCGGACGGTGTTACCGCGTGCAATTATCCGTGGCGTGAAGTCGGATCTTATTTTTTGGCTCGCCTTCGCGTTTGGTCAAGGTCTTTTCATTCTGCGACGCGCGGCGCTCGCCGTTCGATCTCCGATGAATGCAATGCGGACGCGGCGGCAATACGTCCGTTTGAATTGGGACATTCTCGGGATCCGTTCGGCGTTGGAATTTGTTTTCGTTTTCACACCCTACCGGCACGTTCCACTTGATCGGTTGACGGCCGCGTTGCCGTGGCATCTACCGTTCAACATTCCGCAAGACAGCCTCGCATTCTGCATTCTGCTCGGGTATCTCTCCAGTTCCATGATGGATTCGGCGGCGATGCAAGAAAAATTGTTCGGTTTCCCGATCCCCGGTTGGGTGAAAGAAACCATCCCGCAGATTCCGGCCGTGCAACAATTGGTTCAAAATCTGACAACTAAAACGGTGGCGGGAGAGCCGGCCGATCGGGATTAACTTGGCGATGTCACACGGGGGGAATGTGAACATCCGACAACATTTCGAGACTACACCCGAAGGACGCTTGGCCGCGGTGTGCCGGATCGCGATGTTCCGGGAAGTGAATCTGCATCACCACCTCCCAGATTATGCCGATCTGCGCGAATCGTTGCGCATCCCGGTTCAGGTCGAATTGTTAGGAGCACAACTGGACGAGGCGCGATTGAAACCGGACAACGACGAACGGATCCGGCAACTGATCGAAGAAATCGCGCTTCTAAAGGCGGCCAATGTTTAAGTGGGCGGTGTTGCTGGAGGATGCAAAGTGTTGCGTTTCGCATTGCGATGTCGGAGCTCGGCACGTCTGGGCACAGGATTTCCCACGCGGCGCAGAGGTGGCCTACTGTTGCAAACATTTCACCGCGGTGATCTCGGAGATATTCGACGCGCGTGATGCCATCTATGCGCGTTCGACGCAAAACGCGTTGATGGAATTGGAGAAGCGGGTTCGTTCGATCATCACGCTTCATAAGCGGATGGACGAAGAAACGTTGCGCGTCAACAGGGTGTTGAATGGAGTCGACGAGTGAAATCCGATTTCAGCGTGTTGATCTGGATCGTCGGCGTCGTGTTCATGGCGGGGATCACCTACGCGGCATTCCAACAATTGCGGAAAGATGTGAACGCGGTGGGCGGAAAGCAACGCCGTTTCGAGAAAAATCTGGTTCTCGTTTTGATGGCGATCACCGACAAGCCGGAACACCGGATTTTCCTGGCGCAATTTCTGAAAGATCCTTAGACGAGGTGCGGCCGATGCAAGATCTATCCGTGAAAATCGATGTGATGATTAAAGGGATCGCGAGGGCGGAAGGTTTCTACAAACCGGATAGCCTACCCGCGCGGATCCACAACCCGGGCGATCTGGAAATCGGGGATCGCGGGTACGGTGTGCAAGCCGGGAAAACGTGTTTTCCGGACGATCGCACCGGATGGAATTGGCTTCACGGGGAAGGCACGTTGATGTTGTCGTCGATGCAAACCCGGCATCGTTCGCGCATCTACACGCTCGACATGACGTGGTTGCAAGTCGCCGATCATTGGACAGGGCACGACAATCCGGAAGCGTGGGCGGAAATCGTAAGCGCCGCGTGCGGTGCGCAACCGTTCAACACCTTGCAGGAATACGTCGATTCTTAGAAAAACGTCGATGCGGTCAGAAACATCAACCCACACGCGATCAACCGCGTGCGGTACGGATCCACCACCGCAGGCCACGCGAACGCGCCGATCCCGAAAAGAACGGCCGCGATAACAACTAAGATGATGTGCAACGGCGCCTCGTTTCTGGGGAACATTTCAACCTCCAATTTTGAGATCGGGCACCAACCCGGAGGGGTTAATTCCGAACGGTGCCCGATCCCATTTCCCTGAGTGTGGGCAGGGAAAACGTTTCATGGCGCGTACGGTGGTTTCCATGTGACGTACCACCACACGCAATGCGCAACGAATTTAGCCGCCACTACCACCGGGTGCGTCAGATGATGCAACGCTGGGTGAAGCATTCAATTGCGCCTCCAATTCGATGATCGCCGGGTACGCCAACTCCACCAACTTTTCCGGATGGATCCCCAACGTGATCGGCTTTTCGTTGCGGTAGATGTCGAACGTCGTCGTTCCGAACGGGTTCACGTGGGCGTGTACGCGCACGTCCTTGAAATTGATGTCCAAGATTTCTCCTATGCCGCGGGTGCGGGTGCGGCCGTCGCCGGTGGCGGCGGCGGAAGCGCATTCAGAAATGCGACGACGGCGTTGATGTATTTTTGCACCGTGGGAATATCGGCCGTGTGCCCGGCATCGGAAAGCGCCGTCGTGAGAAGCGGCGCAAGAATCGTCGTCGCTTCCGACAATTTTTGTGGGCCGGTTCCCGATTGCGTTCCCATTGCGGCGAATTTCTGTTCGACGCCGACAACCACGCCAACGGTGGTTTGAAAAACGGATCCCAGAAGTGGATTGAAAAGCGCGATCTCGGGGCCTGCAGCAATGGCGATCTGCGTGGCTTTTCCGATCAATGGTTCCAGCGCCTTGAATCCGTTTTTGAAATCTGTTCCAAGGTGTTTGAGGAAGGAAACGAAGCTGTTCGTCATGCGGGAGAATCTATACCGGATCGCGATCGCGATTCAACTGTTAAGGTTTTGAATGTTTCGGACAGAGATCGCGATCGATGCCATCCGGCGTCGCGTGGCCGTTGCAGATCGGCGCGTCGCACGTGATCGGTTTACCCGACAATGCTCGGCCGATCTCCGCATCGCATAATTTCGTGGACGACAACGCGCAGAACCGGCACCGCGGCGCACGGCCTTTGCCGCGGGAACAAACGATCATGTTGTTTCCGATTCTTTCACAGGGCATGCTCCCTCCATTTCCGACGCGAGGACGCCGTTCGGTTCCGTCCAAAACGTGCCGCATTGCGAACATCCCCACTCTTGATCGACATCGCGAAAATGCACGTCGCGCACAAGGTGGATTTCGTTCCCGTAACACATCGGGCAACGTTTCGACGGCGGCCAGATCCGCAACATCATCCGTGCATTCCCACGGCATCGCGGAAATTCTGACAACCACAAAATTGATCGCCGCGGCAGAGAACGGCGTTGTGTTTCCCGCGCGGGTGTCCGCACATGCAAAGCGCGTTGTCGTCGGGCACGGCGGCCAACGCGTCCAACAATCCATCGACGGTGACAACGCGAAGGAGGCCGTGCGGCGTTGGGATTGTGAACGCGGCGCGTTCGATCCATTCTTTTATCGATACCGGAATCCGATCTCCCTCGATCGCCCGAAGATATTCGCGGCACGCATGCGCCAACGACATCGATCCATTAACTTTATCGCTCATAGATCCCCCAACGTGATTTCCCGTTCGACAAGTTGCCACGTTTTTTTTTGTCCGCGTGGGCCTTTCTTCCCCCAACCGTGAACGAATATCTTTCCGCGTGACAAGATCCACACTTCCGCGTTGTCTCTCGCGGCGCGTGCCTGCTCTACTTCTTTTTCGTCGTCGGGATCGGCCGCAAATCCTTGAATCTTCCGGATCCGTTTGTTGAAATTCGACGATGCCGTTG